CAGGTCCATGTCTAGGACGAAGCTCTCCATTTCGGATGAGATCGTCCATTTTGGCAAGAACATCGCCAAATAGGAGAGTGGAAACACGTTCAAACGAAGAATCGTCAAACGTGTTACGATTTTCCCACTCTCTGAGATCCTCTTCGCACTTGATATAGTTCCAGTATGCGCGGGAAACTCTGCCATCACTGCAGGGTAACTCGATCTTTGCAAATAACAGCGTAAGCTGTCGTATTGCAAAAATGCAATCTACTGAAACATCGTCAAGCAGTGCACCAGTCAAAGGACTAAAGATCTGACGAAGGAAACCTCCTAGGAATAGGGGGAGCCCATTCTTTTTCTGAAATCCAGGAAAAGAATCGTCGTCAATGAGGGATTGCTCAAGACAGCGCTCTAGTTCCTTCCCAAAGGAAGGGAGCGTTATCGTGAGAAATGATAATCCTTCATCTCTAGTCCGACTCTCGAGCTTTTTGTAGTCGAGAGTAGTGCTAGTGTGACACCAGCTGGCTAGTTCTTCAGCCAGCGTACGCCAGAGATCTATCATGCTTTTCATTAACACCTCTTAATAGGGGCAGTTAATCATGAGCTCAATTGATAGAACCCTCATTCAACATCCGAGTTAACGCTATGACTAGCGAACACCGTATACTACGTGTGCTAGGATGTGTACCAGCGACGTTGCCAAAAATGGATATAAAATCCTAAAGCAACGTCGGCGGAAAGAGCGATTGCTCAACTCTCTCCACCCAGCAACTGTCCTACCTTTGCAGAAGTCGAGGCCGACAGGTACGCCAGAAAGGCGTCCACGACAGCCTTCTCTTCTGCGACAGTGAACCCCGAAAGGGGCGTGTCGATAACAAGGTAGGTGGACATTGAAGCAATCACGTTCACGCCCGCCAAAAGCGGATCCGCGGCGATCTTGCTCGAGTCCAGGCGAATCATCCGGCGAGTCCGCTTCCCATAAGTATTGGAAGCGGACAGCTTGATGTTTCCCGTGTTGTCCTGGAAAGCACCAGTCCCGTTTCCCGAGGAAACTCGGGGCAGCGAACTGGTAACTCCAGAAATGGTAACTGACTGAGGATCGGCAAAAGCCATTGAGCATGTCTCCTTTGCAGAGATATGTGAAAGGTTCACACATCATGTGAACACGGGTAGGATTTTGATCGCCCTATCCGTGGCCACCGTGGCCGTGGGAAAGTCCCAAAGCTACGATGACGGCTTGCTGGGCATGAGTTAACTCATCCCCAGTAACGCCGAATCCATATGGTGTTGAGGGGAGTCGTTTCTTGAACTCCCTCAGATGGGAAACTTGTCCGGCTGATACATTACCGGACCAGCCTCCTGGCTGACCTGCGACTACAATTATTTCTTCCACTCTTGAGTGGGACATGATGTAGCCGTATCTCAATACCAAGCCGTTCTGGCCCAACTCGGAGATATTAGTCATGATATCTCCTGCATTTGTGAACCAGTCTAGTCCCCAGGACCAAGGTGTGGCATTCCAGATAGCTGCAGGGGTTGGTTTTATCCCCAGCAATTTATCTGCGAGCTCAGCATAATACTGAGCTTTGCCCACCTGCCCATCCGAAACTGGTAAATGGTACGTAAAAGCACCCTTAAACCAGGTTCTACTTTCGG